GAACGGGGATTCCCCTTCCGGGAGGAGGGTGAAGGATTTCTCCTCCACCTCATCATCCCAGCCCAGCGGCGTGCCGCTGGTGCTGGTGTTTTGCTGTTCAGCCTGACTGTTGTAGCCAGCCTGGCCATATCCGTTATATCCGTAATTCTGATTCTGATAGCTCATGTCTTATATCCTCCTTAAATCAAAATGGCAGCATCAGGTCATCGATGGTCTGTACGACCTGGCTCCATGCGCCGATCAGCACCCCGTCGATAAAATCACGAGGATATTGAGCGATCGGCATATCTTCCGGGAAGTATCCCTTTGACGCGACTGCCTTGCGCACATACTCTTCCGGGATCAAGTTGACCTTCATGAGATCGAGCAGTGCCGGCGGCAGCCCCTGGTAGGCGGGGCTGTTGAAGTCGATCTGCTTCCTGCTGCTCTCCTTCGGAAGATCCTCCGGCTCGATGATGCGCGGATCATCCACGTCATCCGCAATATTGAATCGCTCAGGATCCCTTGCTGGCGGCTGCGCTGGCGCAGCGGATGGAGCAGACTGCTGCGACATCGCAGCAGGCACGAAGAGGTGCGCGATCTGGTTATAGTCAAAGTCAAGCTTGTCCGGGAGATCGTCCCGGTTCTTCGCGTCCCAGGTCGCAGTATGCGTGGTATACATCACCCGTTTCTGGCCGCCCTGGCCTTTGATCTTGCCTTCTTTGCTCTTGATCACTATCGTCTGATAATTGGCGAACAAGATCATATCTGCCCATTCCTTGGCCATCGGGGCCGTCTTCTTTTCCAGCTTCAGCTCCCATCGATCATATGTCCCCATTTCATCAGGCTGTTCAAACTTTGTGATCTTGGCATGAGCCGTGGTCACGACATGGATCCCGACCCGAATGACATCTTCTAACAGGTTGAGAAGCTGGCCAAACCGCTCAGCCAGATACGTGTACCCTTTTCCGTATCCAGCGTCTTCTATGCCCTGCCATCCCTTCGTCATGCACAGGTCAGCTGAGCACATGCGCTCAGCCCAGTCCAGTGTGTCGATCACCAGGGTCTGGCATGGACGCTCCTGCGTGACAGTGGCCACTTCATCCAGAAGCATCTGCCAGCTGGTCGGCGCCGGAAGACGCATGACGTCAAGGTTTCGTGTTGATCCTTCCGTATCGATGAACAATGGCTGCGGAAACCTTGATGCGAAGGTTGACTTGCCGACGCCTTCCGGACCGTATACAAGCACCTTCCTGGCATGCGGGATCTTTCCGCCTGTGATCTCGTACTTTCCCATCAGAAGCTGCCTGCCTTCCATGTCGGCGTCGCGCTCTGCATAACGGGCTGAGCCGCATCCTGAGCGACAGGAGCGTCTCCAGCAAGGAAGTGTTCCTCACCTTTGACATATCCGTCCTCGATGATGATGCTGCACTCATCTCCGGTGGATACCCGTGTACCGATGGCCTGCAGCCCTTCTGCTTCGAGCCAGCGGCCAAACTCTGCCAGCGTTTCGCGATCCATCTGTTCCATGCGGAAAACTCCTGCAGGGTGGTCATGTCCATCTGTTCCAGCTTGTCCATAAGCACGAATCCACAGTTGGGATTCAGCTTGCGGACGATGGCCGTGGCCACTCGCAGCTGCTCAGAACTGGACATGTTATCCCATTTCTGGCCCCTGTATGTGATCTCTCCGTCTTCCACTGAGAGCTCAGGCAGCGGCAGATCAGCGTTCTTCAGCAGGTCTGTCTTCTGCTTGCGGATACCCTCCAGCTTCTCTGTCAGCTCCTGATACTGGCGCTCGTATTCACGCGCATCTTCTTCCGCTTTGTCCTTGTCCATGTTGGCACGGACCATGCGGTTGATGTCATCGATCTTTCGAATATTGTCTTCCAGTTCTGCAGTCGATTCGTCATGAAGCTCCAGCACGGTCTTCGTGGCCGTCTGCTCATCCTGCACGGTCTGCTCATACTGTGACATCAGCGCTGCCTTGCGCTTCTGCAGGTTCTCGATCTGATCATCGAGCATCCGCATCTCATCAAATAACTGATGCTTCTTCATCGTGATCTGGCTGAGCTGATCGCGCTTGCGCTGGTTCTCGCCGTTGCGCGCGAGGATCTCCTGTTGCTGGTGGATCAGATCAGATGCTGACACCAGCTCTCTTGGAACTTCCGAATAATATGGCTGCTCTGCGGCAAACTTCTTCTTGCGGTCGGCGATCTGCCCGATCGCATGACGGTTGTTGTATGTCTCTTTCTCCTGCTGTTCCAGGATATACAGCTGATCACCGACGCCGATGATCTTCAGCAGCGTCCTGGCTTTTTCAGCGGATGTACTGTTCATGAATTTTGGCAGGTTCAGCGCCAGCTCCTCAATGAAGCTGTTCAGTACCTGCTGGCCGGATTTGTTCCCTGCCGGGTCCGTTACCTTCAAGGCACTGTTCTTGCCCTTGCGTTCGACGATCAGGCCATTGTTCAGCACGATCCTCAGGTTCGGCGGGGTCATGCTGCCTTCTCGTTTTGGCATGGAAGGTCTGTATCGATCGCCGCCCAGGGCCCACGCGATGCTGTCAAGGATCGACGTCTTTCCCTGGCCATTACGGCCGCCGATGACGGTCAGGCCGTTTTCCGACAGCTCCACCTTGACCGCTTTGATCCTCTTTACATTTTCCAGTTCAAACTGGTTGATCTTTACACTCACTTTCGTTCCAACTCCTCTTCCTGTTCTTGCTTGAAATCCGTTCTTTCGATCACTGGATCCACCGGATCAGTAACCTCGAGATAGTTGATGATCTGTTCCAGGATGCATACCGCAAACCTGAAATAGTTTTTCTTGACAGCGTCGCACGCCGTCTTTTTCATGATTTCTATTTCTACCGGCATCTTCATCTGTTTTCCAGCTCCCACTTCAGGTTCTCGATCAGAGTCTCCTTGACCTCGACCTCTTCGGCCAGCACGCGGTTGCCTTCTTCCAGCACATCCAGCTGGTCCTCCAACTTGTCGATCTGGTTTTGGGCATCATTGAGCTGCGCGCTCTTGGGCACGGCCAGGAACAGCCATGCCCCTATAGCACCGATCATCGCGACCACAAAGTAGCTGGTGACCATGACGGCCACGAAGCGGCGAATAGCTGCGTTACTCATCGTATCCCTCCAGCACCCATTCGAGGGCGCAGATCTCATCATGCAGCTCTTTGGCCATATCCTGGTACATTCTGATATCAGACCTGATGACAGCTTCTCTCACTGCCTCATCACATGATTCCTTCTCAGCGCGCGTTTCTTCCAGGCGCTGAAGGATCTCTTCCTTACTTTTCATCGCCCATCTCCTCCTTGATCGTCTCTAGCATGTACAGGCAGCCCTGGGTGAACCTCAGGCTAGCTTGCAGCTCGTACCATTTGGTCATGTCATCGTGATTTACCGCGGCGAGCATGGCCTGTTCTTTTTCTTTCTCGGTCTTTTTGAATACTCTAATGTATTCATCGATTGTTTCTTTCAGTTTCATTCTCGTTTCCTCCCGATCCGCTGCGCCGTGTGGCGCAACCTGCCACATGCAAGGAGGAGTGCCAACATCAGCAGATTGCGCCGCATAGCGCAGGGATCTATTTTGTGGTATACTATTGGTGGCTTACATAAGCCGTGGATTTGGGTGCACTCCTTCTTGCTGGCAGGCTGAGGAGTGCATTTTCATTTGTTCGTTTTCATCAATCTCCCCTTTCGCTTTAACAACCGCTTCCATCTACACAGTTTGCAAAAAAAATTGCGTCTCTCTCTGTTGCCGTTAATCCGAGAATGGTTTGAATCGTAGAAATTTCTCTAGCCGAAAATTGTCGATGATTATTGATTTTATAGCTTAAACTGGCGGTAGAAATCCCGGTTGCTTCAGATAACTTAGCAAGTGTCATTCCTTTTTCAACCATCGCGGCTTTAAATTTCTTTGTATCCGTCATATCCTTAGCGACACCCTCCTTTCTGTTTGTAGATTTTAATTCTACACCATCATAATACTCCCTATGTAGAACTGTTGTCAACACTTTTCTAAAGTTTTGTTGATTGATTTTCTACAATGTGATATCATTCTTATAGAGATAGAATATGTTGTCTTCAGTATATATCCAGCCCGTCATGATCTTGCCATCAATTCTTAATTCCAGACGCTGCGGGCGTTTCGTCTGTTCCGGCGTTTCATCGCTCAGCTTGGCCACCATCTCTTCCACGCTCATGTTGAACACGGCCGCCAGCTTTACAGCGTTACGAACAGACATACCCTCATAGTCCTTTTGGCCGGTCGCCAGCTTGGCTATAGTGCTGTTCGGCACACCGGATAACTTAGTTACCCGGTAGCCGGTCAGGTCGTACTCTTTCATCAGTTCGGCAAAAGTCATCATTCCACCTCGCTTTCATTGAAATCTTTTGCTTGATTCGTGAGGACGTCGCGGATCTCATTCAGATAATATTTTTAATCATCATCGTAACGAATGTTCAGCTTACCCTGATCGACGTTCACGGCTTTCTGGTTTGTGTGGTCAGCATCCGTGCGCATTAACCACTCACCGTCACTGCCCTTTTCAACGGTGACGCCCCATCCCAAAGTTAAGCGCGATGGGCCCGACCCCCAGTCAGTGGCGCACACCGTGAGATAAGAAGCGGCGCGATAAAATAGGGTCATAGCGTAGGGCAGATATCGCCTTGGCGATAACCTGAAAAAACTGTCAGGCCTATACTCAACCGCCAAAATGATGATATCGCCGTCGTTGTCCCTCACCCACGCATATTCACAGCTAATCCCGCCAAGTTCATCACAATAGGAAAGACGGCTCACCGCCTCTAGCTGCTCCGCAGAAAAGCGCAGCGCGTCAGCGTTCACTAAATAAATGTTCATGTTCTGTCCTCCTCTTCAACCAGCACCATAATCACCTTGGCACCATCAATCAGCACTTCACCGTCATCCTGTCCATATTCGGAAAAAGCACCGCGAATTATGCAAGGATAACCATCATAACGCTGCTCTGCCACAATGTCGAATATCTGGCGCGCTGCTTCGTCTACGCTGTATGACGCGTCAATAATCAGCTCAGTGATATTAACTGCTGACGTGCCGTACAGCTGCTCTCCCGTGGTCTCATAACAGCTGATATCGTTTTCAATGTCCCATTGGTAGGACGGTTCAAGAACTTCGCCGCAGCGCACCATGAACGGGCAGAAGCGGACGCCGAACGCCTCCGGATAATTGCATTTACGTGGCACGCGGCATTGACGGATCGCTGCTTTGATCAGGTTCCTTAACTCCGTGCCAGAGATCCGCTTTTCACAGAACTGGTATAGTTGGGCGTCCTTCTCCGCGTCATCGTCCAGGATGCCCTGGGCGATCTCCTTGTAGAACTCGCGGATCTCTTCGATCGTCTCGTCGTAGACGTAATGATCCATCGCGAACTGCGCGTGGGTCATGAGCTGCTCTACTTCCTCCGGCCGGCACTCGCCGTAAAACTCGTAGCCGACACCGTAGTCGTCGGCGATCTCGCTTTCAATTTCATTCACAACGCGTTCGATTTCGATTCTTGTTCTGTATTCTTTCATGTGCTTACCTCCTGGGCTTTTTTATTAGCCCCTTTCCTTTTACACCTATAATATACCACATGAACGGAATAAAACCAATAGTTTTTTGAAGATTTTCAAATTTTTGTATAATTTGATTAGTTATATACATATCTTCATAAATTTATGGTAACAAAAAAAAGATCCCCCGGTCAAAAATGGCCGAGGGCTGTTGTTATTACTTGATGATCGTGCCTGTGGATTTCGCCACGTAGATGTTGACCTTGCCGTAGTCGCGTGTCTGGATGGTCACGACGTCAGTCTGCGGAGTGGCCAGAATATCGTATGTCAGGCCGCCAAACTTGCTGGGATACAGGTACCCGCATTCGTTGCCGATGACCGGCGCTTTGCTGGTCGGATACACCCGCCAGCTCGATGCGGATGCCGGCAGGGTGACTGTCTTCTTTTTGGATGACGTGTTTCCGCTGCCTGTGGAAGTTGATACACCAAGCTGCTTGTTCACTTCCGCCTGTACCGCTGCATAATCGTATCCGGCGGCTTCCAGCTTCTTCTTGCGCGTGTCCCCGTTGCCCCATTCGCCGTTGATGACTTCTTTTGCAACCTGGGAGATGGTTTTCTTGCTGGAAGAGCTGCTGCCACCGTTGCCCGTGCTCGGCTTGCTCGAAGAGCTGCTGCCACTGGACGCCTTGAGTCCGAAGCCCTCGGCAATGCCATCGACAATTGCGTCTGCAATTGCATCCTTGTTGCTTTGATATGCAGCAATATCATCAGCATTATCGATGAAGCACGTTTCAAGCAGCGCGCCAGAAACGCCGTAATTTTTGCATGTCTGGATCACAGCAAAATTAGTACGCTTTACGCCATCAAAGATGGAATCGTTATCTCTGAGCGTGAAGAACTTGCTCATATTTTTCATGATTGCCTGCTCCACTGTAATTCCACTTTCGGCCGATGTGACATAACACTCAGAGCCATGAGCGCCACTTCCGAAGGCATTGAAATGGATTTCGAAGGCATAATCAATATTCTTGATACCGCCCGGAACGTGGCTTGTGAATGTGCCCGCCTGCACGTCTGCGAAGGCGTTGCGGTCTTTCGGATATCTTTTAACTGTGGCGTACTTTTTCAGCTTTGCTTCCACAAGATCGGCCAATTCACGTGTCAGTACAGCTTCCTTATAACCATTACCGGTTGCACCAGAGTCATATGGGTTCCCACCGTGGCCATTCATTAGCAAAATATTCATAGCATTATTCCTCCTCTTCCTTGTCTGCTCCATTGAGCTTCTCATCCGCTACCTGCAGGCCAGTTGTCAGGATCTTTGGCACATCATACCCGGCCTCGACGAAATTCTCCACGATGCTGCGCGCCTCGTTGACGATGAGTGATGCCAGCACGAACCATCCAAGCAGCGTGGTAATGCCCAAGTCGATACCGATCACCTTGCCGACCTCGATCAGGGCCGCCGCGATGGCGAATGCTACCGCGATCATCAGCCAGTATCCGAGCTTCTTCAGCACGCCTTTCCAGCCGGCCATGCTGTTCTCTACGCCATTGATGCGGCTCTTCATCCAGCCGGTGATCCAGTCGATGACGTTGAGCAGCAGGAATGCCGCAAAGATGTACCAGTGCTCTCCCAGCACCATCGTAAGGATAGCAATCACCGCACCAACGAAAGCATTATAAGAATCTGTAATTGTCGCCATAGTTTTCATATACCTCATTCTTTCCGGTCGAGTTTTGTGCCTTCCCGGGGCATATAAAAAGGAGAGCGCTAACTCTCCTGTTCAACTTTTGTGAAATAATTGCCGATAAGCTGGTCTGGACTATAGACGAAGCTGTATTCCTTACCTGGCTCGTCTCCGGTTCTCTGGCAGAGATACAGCGTATTGTTTCTCCCTTATATGAATAGTTGTTCCATCTGGAAGTGTGATTCCTTTTAAATATTTATTTTTAAATTATTTATTACGTATTCTAATTTATCAATTATTGACTGATGACCATCATCTGTCAAATGTAATTTATCTGATTGCCAATATTTAATAGCTTCATTTTGTCTTTGTGGATTATACCACTCAAAACAACAATCATTAATATTCAAATCATATCTTTCAGCCATTTCTTTAACAATTAATTCTTTTCGCATCATAAGATATGATGAATATTGTGCATCTGTCATACGTTTAGCTTGCTCTAAAGAATCAAAACCTACATTTTGTGCTTCTGTTTCATCTGTTGGCACAGTATTAGCGTAATTTACAGGTTGTAATGTTACAATTATATCTGCATTTGGAAAAACTGATAAAAATTTTCCAAAAATATAATTACAAGCACCATATAACGTCTCTGGATTTGTTTCTTGTGGTCCTGTTCCCAATCGATTTATTTCACTATTTACAGTTGACCAGTCATTGGCGCCACCCATAAAATGTATCAGTTTTACATTTTCGAGATGATAAGTAACATCACCGATTTGATGACCACCTGTGTATTCTTGAATGGCCTCGTTTAAACGAACCCAGAACGCATGATACCCCACTGTTGTGCCATCTTCACTTCCTGCTATCGTAGATGAAGCAAGCCCTCTGTTGTCTTGAACTAATCCATGTTTTTCGGCAAAAGAAGTAAAAAGCGTATTCATATATGCTGTGTAACTATCACCAAGAGTAAGCATGATACCACCATCATACTTTTTGATAATATCATGTCTTTGCTCTTCAAAATTCGTTGGATAGAATTTCTTACCTTGATACGTCAACACTCCTTGTCTAGCAGGAGCATCTGAATTATCTGTGAATGACTTATAATCCGTTACAGAAAAATCAGACGTTCCACCATCAGAAATTTGACTTCCATTTATATCATAAATAGCCATTACTCATTCACCTCCAATGTTTTCAAATACTCTGCTACTTCCACAATTTCTATATCTGACAATGCCCTATCATAGATAGCTACTGCTGTTAAGTAATGTCCTCCACCCGGGTAACTTACTTTCGCATCAATAGGTGATGATTTGAATGCTTTAAAATCTTCGATTGCACTTGACTCAACAGTTTTAAACAAGTTACCGTCACCATAAATTTTTACAGTATCATTGTTTACTACTAAACTTAAATTAGAATATAAAGATTTTTTTGTATAATAAACAATTCCAAAGCTTAAATTTTTTTCAGAACCTAAAGTATCAATATATCGTGCATTCAATATAAACTGATTATCCACATTTCCTTTATAAACCCACCCAAGCAAAGATGGAAGACAATCCCCATATGCCATCGCAGATATAGTAAATTCTTGTCCTAAATCTAATGCTTTGCTTTCATTATCTATCCTTCTAAATTCACGAATTTCGTAATTTGATATTGTTTCTATTCCATGTTCGTTTGAATTTTGAATTTGTGTAGTAGAAAAAGCAAGTAATGTTTTATTTTCTGGAGAGTTTACTTTATACACATTGCCCCAACCAGTTAGATTATACTGTTCGTCGGTAGCATTTCTAAAATCAAACATTCCTAACAAACCATCTTGTGGAAGTCCTGTTGATGATGTTTCGGCAATTGCAGTTATAACTACATCACCTGTTACAGATGGTATGTTTATACTTCCATCTGAATATACTGTGCTTGTTACATCTTCGCCACCCATTTCAACAATAACACTGTTAATGGAATATCCTTCACTTGCAGTCAATGTAGCAGAATATGGACTTCCTTTTATGACATAAATCGCATTATTGTTGTTTACTACGTTTGTTAGATTATTTGTAATTTTCCAACTTTCACCTGGTTCTACACCCCCAATATCAAATGCCTGTAAAAATTCATTGTATTGAGAAGAAGGATTTTGTGTATAAGCACAAATTTTAAATAATTCGTTTAATGCATTTATTTGCCTTTGCGTTATTCCTGTTCCATCTCCACCGCCAGAACCGCCGCCTGACTGCTGACTTAATAACCATCTAACCCACTGAGTGTTCGGAATTGATGTGTCGTTGGAATCGATGCCCGGGTTGTTGGTCTTCGGGTTAGTCAGTTCTGCGTTCTCTTTCGGTGCAAGCCCTGAAATATCCGGATATTTTTTAACATAAAGGAATCCCGATGAACTTATATTTACAGGAACAGTATCATTTCCCCCTTTTCCATTAGCTTTTACGCCACCAAGTACGCCTGACGATGCTTGCGGAAGCTCCTAATCGCCGCCACTTGAGCCGCCGGAACCGTCTGCACCTTTTTCACCCTTGAGATTTTTGAACGCGAACGCGAACGTCGGCGCTTCTGCTGTTCCGCTCTTGGATACTTCGACAGATGGTGTTCCAGTATTATCGTCAACTGACGCCGTAACGCTGATATTCGGCGTTGCACCTGTCTCTCCCTGTGGCCCCTGCGGACCTGTGTTTCCAGTATCACCTTTTTGTCCTTGTGGGCCTGTCTCTCCTTGTGGCCCTTGAGGGCCCTCCGCGCCGGGCGCGCCATCTTCTCCAGCCGGCCCTTGCGGTCCTGTGTCACCTTTAGGGCCCTGTGCGCCTGTATCTCCCTTTGGCCCCTGTGGCCCTTGCTGTCCACGCTCTCCCTTGAGACCGGAAAATTCCAGCTTCAGCACACCGCCATCTACGCTTCCTGTGCCTGATGGTGTTCCTGTGGTGTTGTCGACATCTACGTCCACACTGGTAATGCCGGACCCGCCGCCGGCTTTGATGGTGTCTAACTCCGTAAGGATCTGCTCGATAACGTCAGGATACTGCTGCTCAAGGCGCGGATCCGGCTCAAGGCCTTCCAGCACGATGCCGCCGTTCTCCGGGATGGTCGTGTTCCATTCATTTGTCAGATTACCTTCTTCGTCCGATTTCTTCGCACATACGATGAAGATCGTCTCTCCCTGGTACATCGTGGCCGCCCTGCTGACCAGCCACGAGAACGTGATATTGTCACCTTCCACCTCGACATCCTGGCACCAGTACGATGATACCTCCTGGTTCGCGTTCCGGTAGTTGACATAGATGTGCAGCTTGCTCAGATCTATGTTATCTCCTACAACCTTTGGACATTGAAAGCGTACCCTTTCCACATTCTGGTCGCTCTCTACGCCCAGCAGGAAGTTTTCCGGCACCGCAATCTGACGTGTCTCCGGATCGATGATCAGTAACTCATCAGAGGCCGTCCTGGCTGCCCCGGACAGTCTGGCGGCAGATGCATCCGCCAGCAGCTGTTCAACGTCTACGCTCACACCATCACCTCCATCCTCTCTGTATATTCGTGTGTCTTAATGCGATAATCGCCGCGCGCGCCGATCAGACAGAACCGGAAGCTGCCGTCACAGCAGTGATCCGGAAGCATGATCGTGTGGCCGCGAACAATCTCGGCATAGTCATCCCCGAACACTGCGATGATCGTACAGCCGCGCCAATCCTCCGACAGCTCGAACGACAGCTGCAGATATCGCCTTGTGCCGGCATAGATGCGGCTATGATCGCCGATCGGCTCGATGAGCTGACCTGTTACCTTGTACTCAATGGTCCTCATGCGGTTCTCCTCCAGAAATATACCGTGATGTACGGCGGAATGATATCGATCGGTTCGCTGCCGCCGGCAGATTCGGTTGTGAAACCGTGAACGTGCGCGCCAGAATTGTTAATATTGATCTGATGCTGATGATCTGCGGTGATCTTCAGATTTTCGCGTGTCGTACCTGTGCCTCCGACATTGTCGCTTGACTCGCCGACTCTTGATACGATACCTCCAGTAGTGCCTCGGAACGCCGTGAATGTACCTTCCAGAGATGCCTCGGCTGTCCGGGCGTTGTGATTATGATTGCCATCTCCGCTGTCGGTCGATCCAGCATGCGTATGAGATGGCATCTGATCTTTGCTCAGTGTCACCTGCTTGGCACCACCGGTCTTCTGGGCCGCGGAGAAGTCGTTATCCGAAGAATTGACGCCGATCAGCGTGCGGCCGGCGCCGAAGGACACCCATGTGCCGCCCAGGAAGCTGCCTGGATTGGTGTTGTTGACGCTGGTATATATAGACCCGACTGGATAGACCAGCGACAGCAGCTCTGAGTTGGTGAGCTGCTGATAATACTGCTGAGCAACATTCTCGATGATCTCCTGCATCGTCGGCTCATCCGGCAGCGCAGAAGAGCCGTGCGGAGCCAAGGGAACAGGTATCTGGATCTGGTTGGTCACTTCTACATGGCCAGCATCTCCCGTCTGCGCGAGGGCCAGAGCGAGATAGCAATATCCAGACGTCCGATACATCTGCGCCGGGAGCTTGATGCCGTCATCATATGTGCCGGCCGCCTCTTTCCAGGCGCCGTTCTGGTACCACCCGAATTGTGGAGTGATCATATATCCGGAATAGCTGCCATCGCTCTGCAGCTGGATCGGCACATCGCTGGATCCGCGCGCCGGGAAGTCGCCGCCGATCAGGCTTAGCTTGAGTCCTTCTCTTTTGATCGTAATGGTCATTCGACTACCTCCAATCTCGTTTTCTCATATCCTCTCTGTTTTGCAGTTACTCGGTACGAGAACGGAGTATATGGCGTTCCTCGGACATAGAATCCCTCGTCGTCCACTGACGCCACATAGATATTTCCATCGCGCATCTTCTGGAGCTGCACGTAGTATCCGCAACCCGTGGATACCGTCTTCGAGAACAATTCGTCCAAGGAAACATATACATTCCCTTCTCCGTCTGTTTCCGATGTTCCGAAATCCTCAAAATATGCCTCGGCAGATTCTACGGCATTCATCTTCACCTTCTTTTCGCCAATATCTACCAATCTGCTTTTTTCTCCAGATACAGATAGGTTACCACCAAAATATGCGCCATCAGCGGTCATTGAATATGTCTCAGAAGATCCGTCATTTCCTCGTATGAACACTTCCAGACCTTGCCTGGTCTTTCCAATATTGGAATACATTGCAGATACTGTCGTATATCCCTGGCCGCCGTTTGGATCATATACACGAGTACTAACCTCGTTGGTTCCTCCTACTCGCGAGAACGTGATTGATGCCTGGTCAGAAAACTTGATGGTCTTTACCGCGGTACCGTCGTTGACATTGAGATAGATATTATTCCCCACATTCAGGTCTTTCAGGGTGCTGATCGTCCCTTGGAATGTTCCATCCTTCATCATCAGCTCACCTGTATCAAGATTCAGATAGAAGTTTCCGGTCTTGTCCGTAAGTATTCCCGTGATGATATAATCCGCAACGATACTTTGAAAATCGATAGCTGTACCCCATTCCCAATCGGTATCGGTTTCGTTTCTTTCTTTTGAAATCTGGATTCCCTGCGTCCCGATGCAGAGAGCTCCATATGTCGGACTGGATTCGTCCGTGTCTTCAAACAGTATCGCTCGTACATCCTGCCGCTGCGCCACATTTTTCTGCGCTCGCAGCGATGCATTTAACAGGTTAATCACTCCGGCAATGCGGTTCGCCATGAGCGTATTTGTCGAAGTGTCGATGACCTGACCTGCTGCGTTCGTGATATCGCTTGTTTTGTCAAAGTAATTCTGCACGCTATCGCCGATGGTTAGGCTCGTCACTTTCTGCTGGATGCAGTCATATTCCAGCGCCACGATTCGCGCCTGCGTTTCGATGTCAAGCCGCCGATGCTTGATGTGCACGGTATCGCCGAGATTTACGGTCACGAGGTCTTTGAAGGCTGCATACTCTTCCGTTTTCGCAAGGTCGACCATGTCCACCTGATACGTGATCGAAGGAATATCAATTCCCGAATTATATTCTGCAGCCGCTCTTGTTCTTAACGCCTGATACAGTTCATCCAGCGTATCACAGACCGTTACATCCTCTTCGCCTTCTGTCGCATCTTCCGCCAGCTTTATATCGTCATAGTGAATCGTGCGAATGTAATGAACCGGATATTTATCAATATTCGGGCTGTTGACTGTTTCGCCATCCGGCAACGTGTAGCCGTTATATGCGACCGGCACGATTTTTGTAACGACCGTGCTCATGTCAATGCTTTCCTGAATTGATGACAGGTTGAATCCGAATTCTACTCGCGCACCGTTATCGGCTCCTAATCGTTCGTTGATATAGATATCGTAATCATCGAATCTGATTTCGCCGCCCCAGCGATTCAAAAATGAATTCTCGTCATCAGATGCCAGGCACTCGATCAAGTTCTTCATTTGATAATAGGCCGTGCTCAATTTGGTGATGTCCGAATGTCCTGAATACTTTGTGCCATTCATCAGGATGTCGAGCGCCTGCTGCCCTGTTTTGTCTGCCGGCCGCTGGTCGTAGATGAATGTATCATTTTGCGCATCCAAAAATATCGGAACAGCTGTGGCGCTTACTCCCGTATCGCTTTTATCCATTTGCGTAATGCGGAAAAGCTGCTGGCCGTATGGCGTCGGCACTTTTAAAACCGCATTTTCGACGATATTCTGAAAGCGATCGTCCAGCGCATTTTCAATGAACACCGACCACGTTCCATTGACCTGCATGCTTAACGTGCAAGATGTAGGAAGAAGCGATGTCCCGTTATTCTCAAAATTCGTATTTGACGGCGCATATACCTGAATCATCACAAACACCTCCAATTCGGCTGAATCTTCAAGTCGAATCCGTCCGTTACGGATATCGTGTTTTCGCCCGGCAGCAAATACAGCTCATCAAAGTTCCCTGTGACTTCTGTATTTTGCAAGGTTCCGTCCGTGCGATATGCCAGCTGCAAGTCTGTGTCGATCGTCAGGTTCTGACCGACATTTGCCGTCATCTCGTTACCATTGACCGTCAGCGTGCACATACCTTCGCCCGTGATAAAATAAATCGGCTTGCAGAGTTCGTATCGATTGAATGCGCATACTTGATATGAGTACCTCTCTTTTCCGTCCGTAAGATACTCATATGGCGCAAGCGTGAATGTGGCCGTAAATGCGGCAGTATGCCGGAACTCCCGTTCATTTGTTCCGAGCACGATTTTTTTGCATTTGTAATAAAAAGCGAGGTCATCCGAGAAACGAAGTTCTCGAATTCCTCCCTTTAATAAATACCGTTTCACCTCACGCCATGCAGCATGCCAGTTTTGCGGATTCGTGATATAGTTCATCTCTACATCAACGGCGATATCTGAATACGTACCGTCGAATTCAGTCAATGCGCCATCGCGTCCGGGTACCTGCGTATCTGTGTACCTCGGCTCGGGCGCCGGGAAGTCCGGGCGCCGAGTACATACGATATGATGATGGCGCGAATCCTCGCCATTAATCAAAAAATAAAACATCAATATGCCCCCTTAAATTGCGACCGGATCCCCTGCGTCTGCGTGATCCTTTTTACGACATTTTGATAGATCGGCTTTCCGTCAAGATCAATTCTTATTAGATTATTCAATTCAATATTCCTTTCATATGACAAAGCTTTAGATACGTCCCCTCCAAAGTCCATTTTCATCGAACCAGCAAGATTGTTCATCGGCTTTTTCATCAAATATAAATTTTTGTCGATTGAATTACCCATTTCTTTCATCATATCTGGCATCCAGTTAGGAACTTCACGAAGCGGTCCTTTGTCCGGGATAGAGAAATGCAACCAACTGGAAATCGTATCGGCAATTCCTCCGACTTTTTCGCCAATCCAGCTTCCCATGGATGCGATTCCATCTCCCAAATGCCCAATCAGTTCTTTTCCCCAGTCAAACAATTTTCCTGGAAGTTCCTTTATCGTGTTTATGATATTGTCCGCTATTTCTCCAATTTTCTCTTTTACCCAATTTCCTGCAGATCCAATTCCATCTCCCATTTTTTGGATAGCATTGCTTCCCCATTCCTTTAACTTTCCTGGAATAGAGCTGATGAAATTCCATATATTCCCAGGCAGATCCTTGAACCACTGAACAACAGCATCAGCTTTTTCAGAAAACCATCCTGTAAACTCCTGCCACTTTTGGCCAATCCAACTAGTAAATTCTTGCCACTTTTGAGAAAACCACTCGCAAATTTCATCCCAATTTTGTATGACTAAGATAATCCCGGCAATAGCAAGTGCTATTGCGGCGATTACTCCGATAATCGGAAGCAGACCTACATTTAATGCAGTGGCCGCAGCCGCAACTGCCATGATTACTGGGGCAAGAGCGGATAAAACCGCAATCACACCAAGAATTACGGTTATTACAGTTTGGGCAGGCTCCGGAAGAGACAAAAACCCATCAATCAATCCATTAACAAACTCTGTAATATCGTTAAGCATAGGAAGGATCTGTTCTGACAGCTTCGCCATATTTTCCTGCCACTCAGCCTGTAAGTTGTTGTTTTCTACAAGGGCGGAATTATTCTCCAAATATTTTTGCGCCGATTTCGTCAAACCTTGATCCGCCATTTCCTGAAGAACAAGGTTGGCTCGTTCTGACGCATCCTTGCAATTTGCCAGTTTTTCGTTGAACTCGTCTTCTCCGCCAGACGCCCAATTTAAAACATCCGCAAAAGTACCAGTTACCTCTCCTGCTTTTATCGTTTCGTTGATACTTTCGGCCAGTCCATCTATGGGAATAGAATCCCCATATTTGGCCCACGCTCCTATTGAAGCGTATGTCAGTTCGGTCAGCTTTTCCTGAGACAATCCAATGGCCTGTAGATTAGCTGTCGTAGTAGCTGCAGTCTGATCATCTGCCATAACACTATAGAGCAATTGATATGTTTGCCTTGTCTGATCAGCCGTATAACCAGCCTGTTCAGACGACACTTCAAGAGCCCCCATGATCTTCATATATTCTTTCGAATCTTCAACAACGCCTTGCATCGCTTCGCTGATACTGCTTAGACCATCTGCTATGGCTGCACCAGAAAAAGCGCCTGCAAATGATTCTGAGAAGCTCTTTGAACTTTCCTCAGCGTCATCTATCGTCTTGTCTAATTTATCGACTTCATTTTGAGCACTTTTTACACTTGACGATTTTACATCTATGTCAATCTGCTGACTTTTTAGTTTATCTAATTGCTGAGATGTACGAACTATTTGTCGCTGGAGTTCGATATATTGTGAACTATCTACATCTCCTCCGCTAGAAAGAAACTGCTGTTGAGAAGTTTTTAGTATATCCAAACGTTTTTCAGTATTCTCAATCGCCTGGCCAAGCAGCCTAAACTTTTGTGCAATTATGTCAGTGTTGCCAGGATCCATTTTTAGCGTTTTCTCTATTACACTTAATTTGTATTGTAGATCCGATGCTTCTTTATCTGGTTCCTTTAGTGCCTTAGACAAATCGGTTGTATCTCCACCGATAGATATTGTGATTCCGGACAATTTATTTTTTGCCATTGCGTCACCACCATTCGATATATCCACAAAACACAAAATACGTAATAAATACGTATCAAAACAAAATCTGTCAAAAAAAACATTGAGCATTCCCGAATGGCTGAATGATGAAGCAATCGAAAAAGGTATAAACTTCTCCCAGGTTCTTCAAGAAGCGCTTATTTCAAAACTACAATCATCCTAACACCATGATGTCATGGTGTTTTAAAATGCATCAAAGTCTTTCTGCGTGGCATTCCTTACCTTTGGTTTTTCGTCGTCAATCAAAAACCGATTGTTGAAAGTGATTACTATGTCAATCATTTCTCCAAAATCCATTTGTGAAACATCAGATAGACTAAGTCCGATCCTTATGCAACTCAATAACGTTTCGTAAAATGTTACTTCCGAGTTTTCTTTGTCTTTTTTTTTGGATTCACTGAATTATTAAAACTTTTGTCAATAACACAAATGATTTCTCCCATTTTTTTGTATATGGAAAAAGGTGATTCAAATCCATCAAGCCACTCATCGATATCGGGGATTTTTGGATTTGCTGTTTTGGCTAATGTCCATGCAATTTCCTCGAAGATAGAGGTATCTACTTGTTTTCCATCCTTCAACCCTCGCAACGTCATAAACGAAGAAAAGAAGTCTTTTCCAAAATACCGGGAATACAATCTTGCAGTTAGACCGGTTGACTTCATTGGAATGTTTTTCCCTTCAATATTTACTACCTTATACATATTCTTACTCCGACTTCTTCGTAGGCACAGTAGGCGCAGTTGTGAAGAATGTAGCATAATTTGATGCAGTGATCGGAACTTTGGATTTTACGACATTTCCGAATTCTGTAACCAACGGAACAGATGTGAACGGAATCGTCGTCGTGTTCGGTTCCGTAGTGTCCTCTTTCGTGTTTCCTTCGAGGTCAGGACGTCCAAATGTAATGTTATAGATGATGTACTTCGTGGCGTTGACGTCTCCCTCGAACTGGAACATCAGATAGGCCATCTGCGTCGGGTTGTCGCTTGTCTCAACGATCATACCCTCCTGCGATTCCTTGCTTCCGAGGAACTGCGTCTCGAACCAATCGTACAGATACGCCATTTCGAGATCGCCGGTATATCCGTTGTTTGAATTAGTGACATAATAAGCAATGTTATCTGCGTAGAATGTAGATGATTCTCCTTCAGCGTTCAGCGTCATATTTACCGCTCCGGGATATGCTTTCGGAACCCCGAATGTAGGAGTTCCATCTTCTACCTTGACTGTACCGACATGTACATTCGACAATCCGTATCGGACCTTGTTCGTTTCTGGCATTTTCATTTACCTCCTATCTTTTTTTGAATTCTTTTTGGCAACTCTTTTTTTATATACTCATCTCCATATTTCCAATGTGGGAAAGCTCTCGTTCGACCGCCGTTTACTTTAGCGTGACCGTTTTCGAGCAGATGAGTTAATCCAGAGTTACCGTTTGAATAAATTGTTTTTCTAAGTTCAGTAAGACTTTCATAGGATGTTTTAACTTTTATCGACCGTTTATACTTGCCTGTTTTCACAGGTGCCTTGCTCTTCACGATTTTCTGCGCTTCCTTCGCGACGTCATCAACCGCCTCTTTGACATCATCAATGACATCATCGGCATATTCGCTGAGCATCGCGCTGATGGTAAGCGTCAAATCGTTCGGGTTTATTTTTTTTACCATTTACGAAACCTCGTAAATGGTCATCATCACTTTTTCTTCATCAATCCATGTTTCGGAAGTTTTATCCCACAATATCCCTTTTTCCGTCAGATATGTTTCCAATGCTTTTTCTTCGTTCAAAATATCAACCCTCGAATACAATTCAATTTGCAAACTAGGTATGACTTCATACACCATATTATCCGCATTAAAATTGTCCGTTTGTGGACACGTCCATGTGATGAACGGCGGTGTCTGTGGAGTTGAAAAGTGGGAAAAAGCGTTTGGAACATCGTACTCATCCAGCAGCTGTTTAAGCCGTTCTGGCGTCAGTATAGAGGACATCCGTCTTCGTCAATGTGAGATATAGACTTCTCGGCGCAGTATCCTTCGGCTGCAGCTGCTTGATCTGATAGATACCTTTTTCGACGGTATGAAATGACTGGATCTCGATCAAGTCCCTCTGCTTGATGAAGTGGTTGAAAGGAACGGAGATCATCATCTCGATTTCCGTTCCTGCCACTTCCGCAGCGTAGAATCTGCTTGCTCCTGCCGTTCGCACTCCGTAACGTATCGGGCTGAATTTGTCCGACAGTATCACGCCGTCGCTCGCTTCAAGCACGGTCAAGATACCATCATCAAACACTTCACTCTGATTCGCTGGCTTTGCTTGCAACATAAGCGTTCACCTTTGCTTGATTGATGAAAGAGATGATTTCTGATTGATAGTTTTTATCAAAGTCGTCAAGACAGTTTGAAAGACTGTATTTGACATAATTCAGGAGCAGGCTCTGCGCCTGCCCCTCATTGATGTAGTCGTTTTCCCGACCATTCAGCCGATCGAGCTTTGATATTCCATTTCCGATGACACGTTCCAGCTTTCGCTCCATCGCCTCATCCGTCCATGTAATATCATTGTCGTTCTTTACAATCTGCAGGAGACCATCAGGGATCACGATGGATCACCACCTTAAGCGGCTGCCTGCGTGGTCACCGTACCTTCGACCGTCGTCGTGATCGGCTCTTCATTTTCGATCGTAACTCGAACAATGGCAGGCTTCAGGCCGCTGATGTCCAGATACTGGAATGCGTTATTGTCCATCGGCATGCCATTCGCATACAGTTTGATCTTGTAAACGCGCTCGTCGTCGAGCCATTTGAACTCGTCACTGTACTCAATGCGGCCTGCACGAGAATCCATTCCGATTCCCATGAAGTATTTATATCCAAGTCCAAGTACGGCCTTTCCAGTTGCCACTGCCGCAGACTGGATGATCGTCATCGGATACGGCAGCACATTGTTCACGTACACACCGGCGCCATTCATGACGGTCGTCGCCGGGAATACCTTTGTGAAGTAGTCCGTCGGATTTACGATCAGGATGACATCACGGATCGCGCGCGACTTTCCTGCAGCATCAACTGCCAGCTTCGCCAGCTGCGCGCCAAGCGTCGCCGGCTGCAGATCGGTGATCGGCGTCGCTGTTTTCGCGGTAAATGTCGCAGCGCCTACGCCACCGCTTCCGGTTGTCATGTTCGCAATCATGCCGACAGGGCCGGTCGTCGTATTCAGGTTATTGATGATGCCATCTTCCAGACCGTTTGCCAGTGCTTCGTACAGGATCTGGCGAACATAGCTGTCCAGCCATAACGGCCCCAGATCGAGCATCGCTTCACACACAGGAATAAATGCAGACAGCTTCATCAGCGTCATATCAATCTCGGAGAAAGATGCCTCAATTTCCTCGGTAATTTCCGCGCACAGTTTGCCCCATACCGCCTTCTGGAAATCGTTCTTCGAGAACAGGAACTTGATAGCGCCGCGAGTGTTTGTGAAGCTAATATGCGACAGCAGCGGATGCTCTGTCTGCAGATCGTCAAACACTGCATCCAGCACGGTCTCCGGCATGACGATTTCGGGATCCGTCAGCGCCTGCTTTGGATTTTCAGACTTGAAAGCTTCAATCAGTTTCTTGTAATACTTCTTTTCTTTGCTAGTAAGCTGGCGAACGCCACGAGAAGCCAGCACCTGCTGATCGTGTACGCCTGCCAGCTCCTGCGCCTTTTCCAGTACATCCTTTTCAATCAGTTCGCAGATTCCGTTAAATGCCTCTGTATACTTGTCTGCATTCTGTTCGTGCATCGCATCGATCATCATCTGATTCAGCTTTGCACGATCGTTGTTCATAAGTGCTAATGTCATTTTTTTATTCCTCCTTTGCACTAAAAAAACCAGCCTGCCTTGACTGGTTTAGTTTCATCTTTCTGTTTCAGCTCTTTTTCGAGCTTTTTGTTTTTTAATACGATCCGTGCGAACATTTCGTCTCGCACAGATTGTTTTGGAGAATCTTCGCTGATGGCAGTTGCGAATCCGTACGACAGGGCCTCATCGGCAGTGATCCACGTTTCTTCATCCATCATCTTTTTGATCTCTTCTTCATCAAGACTTGACACACTTTTGTAAATTTCGATTGATGGCTGCGTGATCTTTTCCAGGTCATCCGCCGCTTTCCTGAGATCTTCGGCGTTGCCTAACGCGTATGTCCAAGCGTTATGGATCATCAGTAAGCTGCTGCGCGGCATAATTCTCTGCGCGCCGGCCATAAAGATCACCGACGCTGCGCTGCAGGCGAATCCATCACACAACGTCGTCACCTCGCCTGAATAAGATTTCAGCAGGTTATAGATAGCGAGTCCCTGTGCCACTTCTCCGCCGTATGAATTGATCCTTACCGTCAGATTTTTCCCTTCCAGCGCGGTCAGCTCCTTCGCCAGATCATAGCTGCACACATCTTCCTCATACCACTTGTAAGAGGTGATGTCTCCGTAGATATACAGTTCAGCACTGTCTTCGTTGATGTTTGTAAGCTGGTAGAAATTGTTCTTCATCGTCATCACCCCCCTCCCAGCGATTTCATCAGATCCTCTATGGCCGAGTAGTTCTTCGTCATGAAGAATTGATTTGCCCACGGTTCATCGATTTCGTCTTCTCCGCACACCCTGCGGATATCGTTGATGCAGAAGCATCCGGAGCTAATCAGCTTATCGATAGCCGTGGCCACATCCAGCAGATCTATATGTTTGACTGCCTTGGTGTCAAACTTGACACAGAATCCAAGGAGAATCTGATTTCGTGTAAATAACTTTCTGTTGATCTCGTCCGTAAGCAGCTCGATCAGCGGATCCAGACAGAAAGTCAGAAACTCATCAATGGCCTTCGATGTGTCTTGCACATCGCCATTGGCAATTGATTTCGGGACGTTAAATGCGTTTGCTGTCACGCTGATCACGGAGTCCAGCATATTACGAAAATCACTGGAATCGGATGCATTCGCCCTGGATATATCGCTATATTCATACCCGTTCCATAATGGCAGCACTGCATTCTGAGCCTCAAAAAACGCTTTGAAGTTTTCATTCACCAGTTCATTATATTTTTCCTCGAAATCGTCCTGCTGTTCGTTCCACTGGTCGATCTTCAACACGCCTTTTCTTCCGTTCGACGTCAGATAATTGCTTGCACTCGCTTTGATCAGTTTTCCGTACAGCTCCATCGTTCCATCGAGCAGCGTCTTTAGATTCTGATTGTTCAGCCTAAAATAAAAAACGTCTCCCATATAGAAACGTTTCGAAAAGGTAAAATCATCTACCGTGACACTTTCAAACCAGTGTTCAAATAACGCCGCACTATCGTTCAGCGTGAAACTGTCCGCAACATATAGTTCATCGTTATTCACGATGACCAGCGCTTCGTTGTTATCGTACAGTTTATCAACCAGTTTATGCCAGAATTCCGTAGCATTCTGGTTGATATTTGGCTGCACGTTCCAGCGATACCACTCGCTGTCTTTCACTCGTTTTCCCGAATTGTAGACGTTCAATTGGCATTTGCTCAGCGCGTTGGCCACTTTGTTCGAAATCATGTGGAACGCGAGCTCTCGGATGTATATCTCGGAGGTCAATGACATGCACAATGCGTTCAGATTGATCTTCTTCTGCTCCCTCTTTCCGGTTGCCGCATTATACAGCCATTTGAATATATTCAATCCCATTCCATCAATCACCTCCTACCTGAATACGATCGTTTTCAGTTTTCGATTCGGTATCGTTGCTGATCCGATTTCTTTCAGTTTCCCTTCACAGCACATTGAAGCAACCAGCGCCATGAACGGATCTGTCTTCCGCGATTTTGGCTCGATTTTGCCAATCAGATAATTTCCCACATCGATCTCGCCAGACTGGGAAAGTTTCGATCTCGTTGCGCGAACCAGCTTGGAATTGTTTGTTGCCCACCTCAGATGCGGCGCCTCTCCCCAGTGAAAGAAATGATTCTTGAAACAGCGATCTATAATGGGATACGTTTTCATGATGTCGCTTGGCCGGACCATCATAATGTTCTTGTTTTCTGCGCAGAATCCAATCTTGGACAAATAATCCGAAAGCAGCGTAAATCGATAAGAGTCGGCTGCGATCATCTTGATTCTGTACATCTTGTACATGCCCATAATGTAATCAACAAGAAGCTGCGGATTGATCTCCGGCTCGTATACAAGGGTAACATGACCTTTCTCTGCCCAGTCCTGAAAAGGACATTTCAGTCTGTGCAGATCTTCTGACTGCATACATATCCAGGCATGATTGATATCGTACCTCTCTTCTCCGCGCTTGAAATGAGCATTGACGGCCGCCCAGTCGCTGGTCTTGGTGAAGTCAATTCCGACCACACATTCCTGTCCCTTTAGGTCAGGAATGTTCTGATTCGTCGCGGCAATATCATTCCATTCCGCTACTGGAAGTTCGTTATTTCCTTGGCGTCGGTTCATCCTTTTCGTCGGAAATGCCGGCAGGCGCGCTGGATTTTTCTTCCACTCGCGATATTCTTTCCTGATCTCCTCCATCAGCGACGGACGATACATCAGTGATGGATTGGCCTGATTCCAGGCCTCCTCATCATCGATCATATCCATGCTATTGATACGACAAATGAACGGCAGCAAGCCATTGTCTGGGACATCTCCTTTCAAGATATCTTCGCTATCCTTGATCAGCTCGTCCAGCGGTCCGTCAACGACGTTACCGTTCGTGGTATAGATCGACCTTCTCGGATGTTCCTTTTTTCCCAGACCTGTTGTGAACACATCGACATTGGCATAGTTTTCGTACTGATGGTATTCATTGAAGATGACCACGCCGCTGCGCAGGCCATCCTTTCCCTTGGCGTTGTTAGTATGTCCTTTGATGTAAGAATGACGCTTTTTCCCAAGGATCCTCTCCTGTGTCCAATAAAAAAACTTCCTCATTTTTGCTTTGTTTGCATCAAGAGCTGTAACGATGTCTTTGACCGGTCTTGTTGCCTGATCTTCGTTGTTGGCGCATATATCCACGTCATATTCCTGGATAGGATTGTACGGAGAGATCAGTGCCAGCGATTCCAGGGAGATCACACCGTCCTTTCCTGCTCCGCGGCCGATCATAGCGAATAGATCCGGCCAGCGCGGCATTCCTGTGGATTTCCAGAACGTGCATAGATGCAGGCCAAGAATATACTCTTCCCACTCAAAGATTCTTTCAAATGGAAAATATCTGGAAAGCCCGAAGTAGCTTCTGGCCAGCTCCTCATCTGCATATATTTCTCCGGAAGAAAAAGCAGGAATGACGACGTTTCCCCTCAAGTTCCATTGATCATCGCAAAAACGATGTGGAAAATCATCCATCAACCGGAAGTATTTTTTAACAAAAAAAGGAAGATCAGAGCGCATCGTCTTCATCTTCCTTTAGTGTTTCATCTGGCTTAAGTCCAAGAAAGTCAAGGTGCTTCGCCATCCGGTCGCACGTTTTGTTAAATTGTTCTACCGCGTCGTTCTTCTTCCATGTCATTACGCCGTTACTGCTGTACGGGACCATCGTTCCGAGATCCTTGATCTTTTCCTGCAGCTGATCGCGCGTTCTCATCATCACGATATAATCGTTCACCATATCGCGGTAATAGCTTGTGCCTTTTCCTTGCTGTTCGAGCTGCTGAAGCAGATCGTTGCGGATCCGCTTTTGATATGTTGACAGCTCTTTATCTGCTATCCATGCCATCGGACCCCTCCTTTCATCACGCGCGCGAGCACATCCGCGCGCCAAAATTTATCTTTTGTA